GCATTCGATATTTCGAAACTATTTGTGGCAACTGCCTCAATAGCGGCAATCAGTTTGTCGCTTGCTGGTTCGGTCATCGCCGTGCATCCATCTGATCTACGCGCTCTACGCGGTCCATCGCCGAACCACCGGCCCAAATGCCGAGAGCTGCGAACAGGACAATTCCAGCCAACGCCAGGTACTCAGGAACGCGGCTATAGCTCTGCTTCGGGATGTCGATGCGTGCGCGGCATTTCGTTTCGCCGCCGCATCCGAATTGATTTGCGGGGCAGGTGTTCATGCTTGGCCCTCCGCTTTGGCGATGGCGGCGCGAGCCTTGTTGAGACCATCTAACCAATAGGCGTTGATTTCATCCCATGTTTCACCGTTGCGCTCTGGTATTGGCTCGTCGCCTTCGTTGGTTTCGTCGTTGTCGACCATCCACTTTAGCGCATCCAGCAATTCCGGAGCGGCGGCGATCAGTCGGGCGTTTTCTTCTGCCACTTCGTCAGTTGCTCCGCACGAAAGGGCTGACCATTCACCATCGGAACCCTTAATCCACGCGCCACGTCCTGCGCCCGTCTCGGCCACCCACGGTCCTGGTGTGTGTTTCGCACTCATGCCGCATCCTCCTGATTGTCTTTCCACGCCTGATATTCGTAATCGTCGGCGTCGTGCGGATCGGCCTCGAATGCGTCTTCGTATTCGCGGGCTTCCTCGACCAGCGCGAACCAATCCTTTTCGGGAATCATCAGCGGGCAACCGAAATGCTCGTCCCATTGGAGAACATCGACCGTTTCCAGCCAGCCATTGATAACGGTGGCGGTAACATCCATGATTACGCCGGTGCGATTGCTGAACCGGATAAACCGAATACAGACTTCCGGCTCGTCAATGGTCTTGAGATAGTCTGCGACCGTATCGAAAGTCTCGTCGCGGTGGTCAACTTCAGGGACAATTCCATCGGCGCGATAGGCGATGATGACCTGGCCTTTGTCTTTGAAGTGCGTCATGTCTCTCTCCACTTGCGCCGAAGCGCATAAATCAGTTGCCAGCGCCAAGGCGAAGCTTGATAATTTCGACCGAGAGCCGGTAAATCTTGCCGTGGTCGTTATCTCCGTGCGTTTTCTTGACCGCTGCCAAGAACTCATCTGGCGATCCAGAGAAACAGCCACGATTGACGAAGATTGTCCCGTCATTCTGAACGAATGCGGTTAGGCACCCGTTCTCTGATCCGACAGGGGAAATTGTCAGGTAGTGCGCATTGCCGTAGACCCGCGCATCGCCGGAGACCTGCGCATTGCCGTAGACCCGCGCATCGCCGGAGACCCACGCATTGCCGTAGACCCACGCATTGCCGTAGACCTGCGCATCGCCGGAGACCCACGCATCGCCGGAGACCCGCGCATTGCCGTAGACCCACGCATCGCCGGAGACCCACGCATTGCCGTAGACCCACGCATCGCCGGAGACCCGCGCATCGCCGGAGACCCGCGCATTGCCGTAGACCCGCGCATCGCCGTAGACCCACGCATTTCCGGAGACCTGCGCATTGCCGTAGACCAGTGCATTGCCGTAGACCCACGCATCGCCGGATACGTCAAGGTTTTTTTCGTTCTCGACCCACCCGCCAAGTGTTCCAGCCGCGATGATGCCGATTGCAATCTTTGCCTTGATCCTATGGAACGTGACGCCAGCAACGATTTTCGTCTCGCCGGTCGATTCGTATTTTTCGTTCGAGATAAACGGTTTTGTTTCGTGCCTTGGGCTATCTAACATTGTCTCTCTCCACCTGCGCCGAAGCGCTTCTTCATGGAGAGCACAATTACACGCCATGGCGTGCACGTCAAGCACATACACGCCGAAACGTGAATTATTTTTACATGATCATATTTACAGGTGGAGAATCAAAAGAAACGTGGCACACTCTCGTTGACCGAGCGGCGGGAATATGTTCCTATATTGTTCTACGTCAAAAATGGTTAGGTGGGCAAATGAAAACAACAGTTGAAGTTTTGCGCAGATGGGCCGTTTTGAGCCAGAATGAAAAACGTGACATTATAGATAGGATTACGGGTTTCTCTTCTTCAGGATCGCGAGAAGGCCAGCACGTTCCTCGTCAGAATATTGACGATACAGGCGAAGAAAAGCCTCATCCTCTGCAGTAACATCGGAACCCATAAACAAATACGTTAAGCTGACGTTAAGCTCGTCTGCTAATTTCATGATCTTTTCGACGCCTGGCTCTTTCGTTTGGTTCCTAAGCTCGTTGACAAAATTCGGTCCGAGTCCAGCCGCCAAGCTGATGGCGCGATCCGATCGACCATCCGCATTAATAGCATCAATAAGTCTGTTTCTCCAGCCTGTTACCATGGCGAGACGTTCCCTTTTCCATATGCTCTTGACCATTTTTAGCACCTTCCACGTTTTTTCGTGCGCACGTAATAAGGTGTATTGACCTTGCACGCTATGGCGTGTAATGATGCTTACATGAGCAAAAATCTGTTAGACGAAATCACCGAATTGCTGAACGAAACCGGAATGCCTGAATATCGGTTCGGGTGGAAGGCTGTGCACAACGGTCGCCTCATCGAGCGTGTCCGTTCGGGCAGAAGGCTTTGGCCAGAAACTGAAGCGAGGGTCCGGGCGTTCATAGCAGAAGAGCGCCGGCGGATTGACGGTGATCGGTCATGAGAAAGCCAATCACCAAGCGCATTCGCTTTGATGTTTTTAAGCGCGACCGGTTTACGTGCACATATTGTGGTGGCCGTTCTCCGAGTGTCGTTCTTCACGTTGATCATATTATTCCTATCTGCGGTGGCGGCACGAACAATTTCGACAATCTGACGACATCTTGCGAAGACTGCAACGTCGGCAAGGGGCGCGTCGATCTGTCTACCGGCCCTATCACCAGCTTAGAAAACACATCACACATCACCGCATATCGGCAGCAGAACGGCGGAATGTCTCTCGAAGAGTTCGGGCGGCTGTTTTCCCCGCCTGTAAACAAATCGACCGTTCTCCGTTGGGAGCGCGGTTTCCTGACGGCACAACGCGCCGTCGAGATCGAGCGCGTTGTCGGGATACCGCGGCAGAAGCTTATGCCTGAAATCTTTGAGGGCGTATCAGCATGAAGAAGCCGTCCCGCGTCTGGTATCGCCGTTGTGGTGCAGATTTCATTGCCGACACGATGGGAATGACCCTCGAAGAGAAGGGCGCGTATTCGCTTTGTCTCGACCTTATCTATGATCATCAAGGCCCGATCCCAGATGACGCCAGATGGCTTTCCGGCATCTGCAACGTGTCTGTCCGCAAGTGGTCGGCTCTCCGCGATCGGCTGATCGAACTCGGAAAACTGCAGGCTTACGACGGAGTTTTGTCGAACTTTCGCGCAGAAAAAGAGATCGAAATTGACGCGGAACGTGCGCGAAACTTTGCTGAAAGTGGAGCGAAAGGTGGAGAAAAATCCGCCGAAAATCGGTCTGCATCCAATAAAAACAACGACGTAGATGCAGCCAGCCTCAAGCATAGCGCGCGTAAAGAGAAGATAAGAGAAGATAATAACGTATCTTCTGACGAAGATACTAAGCCGCGCGATGCGCTCTCGATCCTCTCGGACGTTCTCGATGCTGACCGATGCAAGGCTGTTCTCGATCACCGCAAATCGAAGCGGGCGAAGAATACCGACTACGCAATCAAGCTCCTCGCCGACCAACTCAAAGCCTGTCCAGATCCGAATGCCGCTGCGGATGAAATGATCCTGCGCAACTGGACGACCGTGAAGCCGGAATGGCTGGAGCGGGACAAGCAGCGAGCACAAGCGCCTCCAAGGCAATCCGCCCACGCCGAACGGCATGAACGAGCAATGCAAATTTTGTCTGAAAGCATAGCAAGCAGGAGCCGAGGAAATGAACCAGTTGGCGAGAATACCATTGACCTTGGAACAGGAGATTGGTCGCCTTTCGGAACAGCTTAAGCCGGTCGATAACGACACGGTGGAGCGGGCAATTTTGTCACTCATGGCATTTGGCCTCGCGCTCCCTCAGGGTATTCGGCCTGAAACAATCAGGCAGGTTTACGGCTATTCGCTTTCTGCGCTTTCGTCCGGTGCGGTGAAGATCGCCACCGAAAAGCTGATGAAGGGCGATTACGGCCCGGAATACGCGAACTTCATTCCGACGCCTCCACGCTTTGCAGGGTTCGTTACCGTCGAGCAGAACCGCATCGTCAACGATCTGGCCCGCGAAAAATCAAGGGCGGAATCAATCCGCAAGGACGAGCGCATTCCCAAGACCGCCGAGGAAAAGGCCCGCGTCAGGGCGCTGATTTCAGGTTTCAAAAACTGGCACCGCGAACAGAAGGAGGCAGAACAGAATGGCGCTGCAATCGATGCACCTCTGTCTCCCGAAAAGCGCGATGAAATCCGCCTGATGCTGGCGTTGCCGGATCGCGGAGAAACGACATTCGAGGAAAGAGAGTACCGCTCGAAGATGGCGGCAAAGCTGGAGGACTGAGACATGAGCGCCAACCTTTTTGTGCAGTTTCTAATGATTTTTGCGTTCGGATTTTTGCTCGGCATCGCCGTGCGCCGGTTGGGAGAGTGAACATGACCACCTGGTGGGAACGAGCAACGACCGAACAACGCATCGCTCAGATCATGGGCGGCATTGAGTGCGGCATGAACAGCCGGCAGATCGCGATGAATTGTGGGGCTAGGATCAGTGACGAACGGAAAGGCGGTGGTTCGTCGAATGCTGTTGCGGACTTCGCTGTGTATCACGGAATAAAAATACCGATCATCCATGGACGATTGGCGCGAGAGGCTAAGTCTGTTCGTAGAACGAAGGAAAAAGCAATGTTTCTTGGTCGTGGAGATTATGAATTTCCAACAGCGTTCAACATTTTCAACACGCCTCCGGACAATGACCAACTGTTCGGATTTGGAGGGGAATGACATGTGCAACGAAACATACTCGCTTATCGATGCGGCGTTTTCTGTCACGATGTTAATTTTGTTTGCGGCGTTGATGGTCGCATGCGCAGGCCTGCTTTGGTTGTTCATCAAGTCTGTTCTGGAGCTGTGAACCATGTGGACCTCTATTGCATTCCTTGGTGGGTTCTGCACGGCGATCACGGTTTTTGCTGTTGGCGCAATCATTGCCGGTGGCCGTGAGGACGACCGTCTCGACATGAGCGACGACGACATGCGGGCCGCTCTTGAGGGCGATCTGACGCGGTATGTCCGTGAACTGAACGAGGTTCGGTGATGGATTGGCCAGCTGCATTCGCATTCGCGTCTTTCATGCTGCTTCTGGCGTTCGGCCTATGGCTTATGGCGTCTAGGTGAAGAACCAGCCTCGCGGCGAAATCGCCAAGGCTTTCGAATTCAGGAGACGGGGAACGCACTACCTGAACCCCGTCTCCGCACTGACCTTCTCGATTCATGAAAGCACCTCTTCGAACAGGTCCAATCATGAATCAGGAGGAATACCAAATGCGGGAAAATCCGTCGGAGAACAGGGAAATGTATGCGTTAGTGGAGTTTTGTCAGGAAGCGTTGCACACGCGCATTGCGCCACCGAACTACGGCAGCGTCAAGGCTCGTATCAACCGCTGCGCACGGTGTCTCAAGTGGTCGCCTAGCCGCGTTCGGGACGTCTGGTACGGCGACCCTCGTGTTTCCCTGAAGGCAGAAGAATTGCAGCAAATCGAACGCGAAAGCGGCATCAAATACGCGAGGAACGAACTTGAAGAACTCGAACATATCGAAAGAAAGCTCGTTGAGCTTCTTGGGAAAGATCAGGGTTTTCGCAGCATTATCGCTAGTGCGATCCGCGAGGCGCTTGGCGACATGGATCGCTCCGGAAATAGACCAGAATAACAGTTAACTGACACGGCTATCCCTAAAGCTATCTGCCCCGGTCGTGATGGAACAAGCCGCCTCTCGTTGCTCAGAACTACCGTCGCCATGTCAGTTTGAGTGCTTTGGCGGAAAGAGCGGAAAACCGGAACTAACCATAGGAGATCATCATGGATGAGACAATTCTTGAAGAGCATCTACTTGAAGAAAACCACAGCTGGGATGAGGTCGAAAAGGCTCTTGAGGCGTTTATGTACCACCTTGAAAATACGTTCTCTGCCAAAGACGACGTTATTGATGCAATCGACACGGTTCTCGCAAACCTGCCTGGGAGGAAGACTCATGAACGTTGAATACGTAATCTCACACGGCGTTATCACATGGTGGATGATTCAAGGAATGATCATGACCATGAGTGCGGATGAGGAGATCATGTTTCAGGCTTGCTCGGATGATTGTGAGACGGGCCGATGACAGAGTACGACGCCAGACGCGACGGCTTCGAGAGCTACAACGTCGCTATTGCTGCTAAACGTGCCGAGCTTCTCAAGGAGCGCTGCCCACCAGCCAGACGTGTTGAGGTCATCGGCGCTTGTGAACTGTACCTTGGCGACTCTCTCGAAGTTATGGGAGTGTTGCAGCCGGTCGACCACGTAATCAGCGACCCGCCGTATGAGGACGAACTTCACAAGGCCATTGGCCGAATTCGCCGTAATGATGGACGCTATATGGTCGATGACCTCGGCTTTGAAGGTGTGAACTCCAATAGGGCCGACATTGTTCATAGGGTAGTCGCGCTCTCGAATGGGTGGGCAATCCTGTTTACCCTCGCGGAAGGTGTGAGGGCGTGGCGCGATGAGCTGCAAGCATGTGGCGCAAAGTATGACACATGCCTAGCATGGGTAAAGCCTGACAGTACGCCGCGCATGAATGGGCAAGGCGCTGCTCGCGGGTTCGAATGCGCAGTAACCGCATGGTGCGCATCTGGATACCGCTCATGGAACTCAGGCGGTAAGCGTGGAATATATACGTATCTGACCAATGCGAAAGACCGTGATGGGCGGCATCCAACAGAGAAGCCGCGCGGCCTTATGCTTGAAATTGTTCGGGACTTCACACGTGAAGGGCAGAAGGTTCTAGACCCATTCATGGGCAGTGGCACTACGGGTGTGGCGTGTGTGCAGAGTGGCCGTTCATTTATTGGCATTGAACGGGACGAGAAGTTTTTCGACATCGCATGTGAGCGTATCCGCAAGGCATATACCCAGCCAGACATGTTCATCACCCAGCCAGCACCAAAGCCAGTGCAGGAGGAATTGATATGATCAACGGATCATCAAGGCGCATCGAGCTTCCATTTCCGCCGCCGCTGTCAGCCTGTTTTACGAATGCTCCGGGCCGTGGCCGTGTCGCGACGAAACGTTACAAGGATTGGACCACACAAGCGCTATGGGAAATCAAAGCCCAGCGCGTCCATCCGATTAAGGGTGAGGTTAGCATATCGGTCGGCCTCGTTGCTCCCGACAAGCGGGCGAGGGACGCCGGCAACCTCGACAAGAGCATTTTGGACGTGCTGGTCAAAGCCGGCGTCATCGAGGACGACAGCAACAGATACGTCCGCAAGCTTTCATACGAATGGTTGGCAAGTGGACCGCCCGTTGTTGTTTTGGTTCACGAGATCGGCGGTGGCGCATGAACACGCACACATCAGCACAAGACATCATCAGGAACGCGGCGGCTGTTCGTGCGCGGCTGATGGGCAAGTCCAGGGTGGTCAATATTTTCCAGTCCATGGCTGCCGAGAGAGCAGAAAACGCAGCTTTGGGAGAGGTGGTAAAGCCTGAACCAAGGCGCAGGACAAGCGATATTGTAAAGCAGGCGCGTAAGGTTCGGCACGAGGAGCGGATGGCGAGGCTTGCTGAAATGGGTGAGTTATGGCGGTCTGGCGCATCAATGACGACAATCGGAAAGGCGTTTGGCGTGTCGAAATCCGGCGTTAATTATCTCGCGAGAGCGCACAAGGGAATTTTCGGAGAGCGTCCACCGGTCATCAAGTCAGCATTCGAGAAGGTCAACAAGACAATATCTGCGGAATCTCTGCTGGCTGAACCCGAACAGCAATCAATACCAGACATCATTCAGGACATTCTCAGCCACTACCCTCTTGTGACGTTTCAAGAGGTTCGCGGAAACTCTCAGAACCGCGAGATAACGGCGGCGCGGCATCACCTGATATGGGCTTTGCGGACGAGACGGGATGATTTTTCGTTCCCGATGATCGCCGTTTTACTCAAGAAAGACCAGTCAACCATCCGAAGCGCATATTGCACATTCAGGGACAAGTTGAGGGCGGGGATATGAAGATCGAAGTAGGCGACATGATCAGGGCAAGAGCCGAAACCCACGGCGATTTCTGCACCAACAGCCACGTCTCTCAGTGCATAAAGGCCATTTTACGCGACGAACGCGGATGGGAGCGCCTCAAGACGACGCAGCAAGAAGCGCTAGACCACATTTGCGGGAAGATTGGCATGATCATGGCCGGCGATCCTGACCACGCAGATCACTGGATTGATATCGCAGGATACGCACAACTTGCGGCTATGGAGGGCAAGGAATGAAATACACATTTGCGATTGGCGATATTCATGGATGTCTTTCAAAACTAGAAACGATTCTGAATGCCATCGAGGCGTATTCGGATGGCGGGACCGTCGTTTTTTTGGGTGATTACGTTGATAGGGGGCCTGACAGTTATGGAGTGATAAAGAGAATAATGGCCGGTCCGCCATCCGACGCATGGAAGTGGATTGCGCTGAAGGGGAACCACGAGGACATGATGACTTCATGTATTCGCGGGGAAGCCCCCTTTTGGTGGTGGCTTGAAAATGGGGGAATGGAAACGTTGTCGTCGTTCCCTGGCAATACGGTCCCCGTTGATGTGATCGAGTGGGCGGATAATCTGGCGTTATTTCACGCTGACGAGCGTCGGATTTTTGTTCACGCCGCCGTCGATGAAACAATACCATTAGACGATCAAAGTGAGGGCGTTTTGCTTTGGAAGCGATACCCCAAGAATTATTCTGGTGAGTATTGGGGAAAGCACCTTTGCCATGGGCACACGCCAGACACCGAGTTTCACCCGATAACCATCGGAAACAGGACGAATATAGATAGTGGCGCAGTTTTTGGAGGAAAACTTACTTGCGCAGTGTTCAGAAACGTCGTTGGGGGTGGGCCTATTGACTTTCTACAGTCATACGCGAGGGAGGACGACGAATGAAGGCGCTATCTCGCAAGCGCAGGACAATCACCATGGGCCGGCCGCGCAGGGAAGGAGAGCGCTATCCGTCGGGCGGGCTGAAGCCTTCGGCGCTAGAGCGTGAAGCCCGATCCGTCGTCATCGAAGCAAGAATGAGGCAGCACGGGATGACCGAGGATGATGCGAAATCTGACTTGGCAGGATCGTTGCTCGGTCGGCTGCACCTTCACGGCAAGCTAGCGAGGACGAAAGAACATTCAGCCCTGATGTACGAGGCAGGGCAGCGATACGCGGCGGTTATGTGGCGCTATTCTGTCTATGTGGTGGGGGTAACGCCGACCGTTCAGGCGCAGAACATTCTCAAGATTCGCAGTACACCTGGAGAGGACAGTGAAACCCTCACGGCCAGAAACGAGCGAATCCGCAACGAGTGGGCAACCATCGACCTGTTGTTGCGGAACGCTGGCCCAAACGTCAGGCAGACCATGCGCAATGTGTGCGTCGAGGATATCGACGGGCTGTTCATGATGCCGGAGCAGCAGTTAAACATGCTGCGGCGCGGATTGAACGCGGTGATCAGGCATTACGGGATGACGTGATGGCTCATTGTTTTTCCCTATGTGGATATGGACCAAACCCGAGTAACAGGGCGGTGCAGGCGAGATCCGTCTGCACAGCCCGCGTTCCGCTCTTCATCAGCCGGTTGACGTTCTGCACGGTCATTCCGAGCAGGTTGGCTGCATCTCTGGTCATGCCGTAGTCGGTGCGGATTAAGCCAGCCGACTGCATCTCGGTTAGCCATTGGTTGAATTGTGCGGGGGTCATGCTTCGTCTTCCTCGAAGCTCGCGAGCATGACGGAGAAGTCTTCGTCCGGCATCGCTTCCATGTCGTGCCATACATCGGAAACAATCTTCTGTAGGAGCTTTTCGCGATCAGCCTTGACGAAGCCGCCAGCAGCACAGGAAATCATCTTGCCGGGACCGCCATAGTAGTTTTCCGAACGCTCGCTGATGAATAGCTCGAACAGGCCGTCATCCTCGCGGATCTCATAGCGGTAGCCGTCTGTCTTGAGCAGTTCGTCGGCAGCGTCTGCCAAGGAAAGCCCAGAGCGATAAACTGATGAATTGTTGCTGTCAAAGACTGTGTAGGTGGTCATGGCGAGTCTCCTATTGTGGGTTGGGATGGCGGGCCGAAACCCGCCCGGTTGGTTATGCCTTAGCGCGAAGATCGTCGTAAAGGTCGGAAACGAGGCTGTCATAGGTGCCTGCTCCAAGGACAAAATCAACAGCGTCACGGACTGCATTGGTGCAGGGGGCGGAATCAAGGCGGCCATTCTCGTTCATGTGAACCCGGTCGATGATCATCTGGCTGATTGCCTGTTGCTTGGTCATTTGCTTAACTCCGTTCGCGTTGTTGATATACACACAATAGAACATTATTTTCACATGTCAACAGGAAAACACACGAAACATGAAAATAATTTTGCGATTGACGATTAACCGCAAATCAGTTAACTTGCGAAAGTATAAGGTGGCGATTGTCTTGATAGATGGTCGCCATTTCGCGCCGGGGACGCCAAAGCCATTCACCGCAATAGCTCAGTTGGTGCGGCGTCTACTCATTCCAAAGCCGATCATATTGCCAACTCCGGCAAATTGATCATGGCATCACATACAATCACATCAAATTGTGCATGACCCCAAAATGATGGGGATCACATCAGCGGAACTCTTCATGGGAGGGGCGTCACGGTCCAAACGTGGTAGCGGCTTCAACGTATGTGGGGTCGCAAGTCGAGTCTGGTTCGAATCCAGTGCCGCTGTCAAATCAAGCGGGCAGTGTTAGCCGTGCTGCCGATCATCGCTGCGCATGTCTCTCCCGACTCTATAGGGCGCAACGGCTGCTATATGGAGGTCGTAGGTATGGGGTTTTTGAAAGAGCTTAAGTTAGCACAAAGGACGAGCCCGACTAAAGTTTCACTTTCGCGGCCCGCATCTGACCACCTGAAATTCTATATCAAGGTCGGCGGTTGGTATGTTTATCACAACAACATCCATGTGCCGCTACTTTGCTGGCACTATGAATTCCGCCAGCGGATGCACGAAAAGGCGTGCAAGATGTTTGGGGTAAGGCCCATTGATCCAGCCCTAGCGCGCTGGTGCTAAACCAAAAAAAACGTTGCACCGCAAGGGGCGCAACGGCTCCAGAACACACCAGACCACGAAACGACTATGGAGGTCGGAAAATGGATTACGCACTAGGCAGCTACAGCCAAGACGAAATTTGCCAGCGCCAGACTCTGGCCGGATCATCGAATCGGTATTACGGGTACGCATTCCTTGACCCGCACCCGATTGATTATCTGAAAAAACTTGCGCTCGATGTCAGGTTTAAAAACTTCGCCTCTCGGCTTGAGAATGCGAACGCTAAATATGGTGCGCGTAAATCAGACTAATGAACCACGAAACGCCGCTCAGACCGGCGGGGAGTGTTAAACATGGCCGACGACGGCAGCAAAGTAGTGAAAAGTACTAGAAAGCCGCCGAATGCTGGCAAGGGTAGGGTCAAGGGCGTTCCCAACAAGACCACGGCGCTTCTCAAGGACGCGATACTCCAGGCGGCAACGAATGCAGGCGGTGGCAGCATAACGAATTATTTGACGGCTCAAGCCATCGAGAACCCTGGGCCATTCCTGAGTCTGCTTGGAAAAGTCCTGCCAATGACTGTTGCGGGTGAGGGCGGCGGGCCAGTTCAATTGCTATTCCAGAACGTCTATGAACGCTCTAACGATTGAGCGCCGTATCCGTCATTACCAGAGGCCGTTCCACGAATACCTTGTCAACACACCGAACGCGAGGGCAATCGAGATTGCGCATCGTCGGTGGGGCAAGGACGAGATTGTCCTGGCTGCGACGTGTGAGCTTGCCCATAAACGGATTGGTTCGTACTGGCATTGCCTGCCCGAATATGCCCAAGGTCGAAAGGCTCTCTGGACGGCTGTAAACGCAAACACTGGCAAGCGCAGGATTGATGAGGCATTTCCGCCTGAGATCCGAGAGAACACGAACGAGCAGGAAATGTTCATCCGGCTTAAGTGTGGCTCAACGTGGCAGATCATCGGCTCAGACCGATATGACGCCACTGTCGGCGCAGGTGTTGCCGGGATTGCTTATTCCGAGTGGGCTTTGGCTAACCCGTCTGCCTGGGCCTATCACAGACCAATGGTTGAAGAGAATAACGGTTGGGCGGCGTTTATCACCACGCCACGCGGTCGCAACCACGCCTATTCAATGTACCAGATGGCGAAGGATAATCCTCGCTGGTTTGCTGAAATAAGCTCGGTGCATGACACTGGCGCATTGTCGCCCGAGCGGCTTGAAGAGAGCCTGTCTGAATACAAGGCGCTTTACGGCGAAGAACTAGGCCAGGCGCAATTCGATCAGGAGTATCTCTGCTCATTCAACGCTGCGATCATTGGAGCGTTTTATGCTCGTGAAATGCTCGCGGTCAGGAACGAAGGCAGGATCAATCCGATTGTTCCGATTCCCGGCGTTCACGTGCATACGGCATGGGACATTGGCGTTAGGGACGATACATCGATCTGGTGGTTTCAGGTTTACAGCGGGCGGCTCTATATCCTCGACTGCTATTCAACGTCTGGTGTTGGTGTCGATCACTACGCGGAGATTTGTCACTCAAAGCCCTACGCTCGCGGAATTGATTTCGTCCCTCACGACGCCAAGGTGAAAGAGTGGGGCACTGGCAAGACCCGCGTTGAAACCATGCGGCAGCTTGGGTTGAACCCGCAGCTTGTTCCGATGGCAACCAAGATGGACGGCATCAACGCAGTCCGGAAGGCGCTGGCGATATCAACGTTTCATCCCCGCTGCGAGGATGAAGGAATCGCGGCGCTCGAACAGTACCGCAGGGAATGGGACGACGAGAAGAAGGCGTTTCGTGCCAGTGAAGTCCACGACTGGACATCGCATCTGGCCGACGCATTCCGATATCTCGCAATGGCATGGCGCACCGTCCCGACAAACGACGTTCACAAGCCCAAGCCGCAGCCCGTTGGCACCGTTGTGCTGCACGGCGCTCCTGAGCCGCAGAATAAAACAAGAATTAAGGTCTGATCATGGTTGAACAGAACGATATTGCGACGGACAGCAATGCTGATCCGTTTGCGGACATGCGCTCTGCGAAGCCGTGGCTTGAGGCCATCAAGGATGCCGAAAAGGTATTCGAGGACTACCACACCAAGTGCGACAACATCGACAAATTCTATGCTGACCTGAAGAAGTTCGGGGACGGCGCAGAACGCGAAATGCAGATCTTTTGGGCTAACATGGAGGTTCTCAAGCCCTCTATCTACGCCCGCCCGCCTGTCCCTGTTGTCGGGACGAGGTTCAAGGATCGCAAGCCGATCAATCGCCACGCCTCAGAGATCATCGAGCGTTGCCTTTGCACGTCGTTCGAAATCGAAGATATTCACGAGACCATGAAGCAGGTACGCGACGATCTCGCGGCCAGTGCTCGGGGTGTGTTGTGGGTCAGATACGAGACGGACGATCAAGGCGGTGAGCGCGTTTGCTACGATCATGTTGACCGTCGTGATTTCGTGCACGATCCGGCCCGCAAGTGGAAGGAAGTCGGTTGGGTTAACCGCAAGAGCTATTTAACCCGCGAACAGATGCGCCTGCGCTTCGAAGAGGCAAGCGGCGATCTCTACACTAAGGCGACCTATACCGAGCGTAAAGAGGACGACCAGACCGGGGAGAAAAAGGCTTGCGTCAATGAAACGTGGAGCAAGACCAAGAATGCTGTTGTATGGACCACAGAGGGCTGTGACGAAGTTCTGGATATTCAGGCACCGTTTCTCCGGCTTGAGGGGTTTTATCCTTGCCCGCGTCCGGTCTATGGCACGTTCCAGCGCAGGACGCTAAGGCCCGTCCCTGATTTTCTGTTCTACAAGGACCAGGTTGAGGAAATCAACGAACTTACGGCTAGGATCTCCGCTCTCTCCGAAGCATTGAAGCTGAAGGGCTTTTATTCTGCCGGCAGTGAGGACGTATCGACCGCCATTGAAACGGCGATGAAGCAGAACGATAACAACGCGATCCTGATCCCGGTTCCGAATGTCGCACAGTTCGGCGGAGGATCGTTCAAGGATAGCATTATCTGGATGCCTGTGGATCAGGTGGCGGCAGTCATTTCCCAGCTTGTGGCGCTTCGCAAGCAATTGATTGACGACGCCTACCAGATCTCCGGCCTGTCCGACATCATGCGTGGGTCTTCGAATCCAAACGAGACGCTTGGAGCGCAGCAACTCAAGAGCCAGTACGGCAACGTCCGCATTCGTGATCGTCAAGAAGAAATGGTGCGCATCGCTCGTGACGCGGCGCGGATTGCCGGCGAGATCATTGCCGAAAACTTCCAGCCCGCAACGCTTGAAATGATGTCTCAATACGACGGCGTTCCGAAGCAGGCAGCTATTCAACAGCAGGTCATGCAGATTCAGAGCCAGGTGCGTTCGGCCATGCAGGACCCGCAAGCCATGCAGATGGCGCAGGAAAACCCTGAGCAGGCGCAGCAGATGCTTCAACAGGCGCAGCAGCAGGTCCAGAAGCTTCAGAACGAGGTCACGTTCGAGGCCGTCGTGCAGTTCATCCGAGACGAGAGAATGCGTCCCTTCGCGCTTGAGATTGAGACCGACAGCACGATCCAGCCAGACGAGGATGCAGCCAAGCAGCGGACAACGGAATTCCTGGGGGCATTGTCTCAGGCCCTTTCACAGCTGGCTCCAATGGTCGCGGCACAGCCTCAGTCCGCAGAGTTCGCGAGCGAGGTCTTGAAGTTCGCAGTTGCTCCTTTCCGAGCCGGTCGTGCGCTCGAGGCGGCAATCGATACATTTGCAGATCAGGTCAAGCAGACCGCACAGCAGCCAAAGGAAGACCCGAGGGCAGCGCAGGCAAAGGCAGAAGCAGAAGCCAGGCAGGCAGAACTTGAGTTAAAGCGACAAGAAATGCAGATGAAGCAGTCCGAGCAAGTAGCAAGCATGGGAATTGAGCTTGAGCAGTCTCGCGCCGATCTGGCCAAGACCAACGCTGAGATTGAGAAGATCATGGCGGAAATTAATCGGATCAATGCGCAATCGAGCGCTGCCGTTGTGACCGCGAACGCGAAGGCGAACCAGCCGGAGGTGGCGTGATGGCTCGTGAACGCTTCTGCAAAGTCTGCGGCGGCTGGCACGATATCGAGCGCTGGCCTCATAACTGTATGCCAGAGCGGAACTATGCCGCATCCGATCTTCCGGCCCCGATGCTGATCAATGACAGCATGGAGCCGACGCAAAGTATGGTTGATGGCCAGTTCTACACGAGCAAGGCCGCTCTCCGTGCCACCTACAAGCCGTCCGGAAACAAGGACGGCAAACGATACGTAGAGCTTGGCAATGACAGTTCCATATTGGATCCCAAGCCGTTCAAGAAGCCCAAGCCCGACAGAAACGAAATCAAGGCGGCTGTTGGCAAAGCAATGTCACAGGCTGGCCTAGGCGCATAACGCAATCCTCTCAGACAGGACAACACAATGACCGAAGAAGCGATGACCGTCGCGGCTGATGCCGTATCCATGCCCGATGCTTCCGCCCCCGATGTTCAATCGAGCGCCCCGGAACAGACGGCGCGTTCATCTGTTGAAAAGGCATTCGCGGCTATTGAAGCAGGCGAGGCGGTTGCCGAGCAGACTCGCGAGCGCAATGAGAACGGAACATTCAAGGCCAAGACGGCTGATGCTCCGGTTGTTGATGACCAGACAGCCGACAAGGTAGCTGAGACGGTCGAGAAGCCCACGACATTTACGGATGCGCCAGCGCGGTTTTCAGCCGATGCAAAGGCAGCTTGGTCAACAGCGCCGGAGGCGGTCAGGGCAGAGGTTACGCGGGCCTTCAGGGAGCTTGAAGGCGGAATTGAGCAGTACCGGCAGAATTTCGAGCCGTACCGTGCGCTTGACCAGCAACTGAAGCAGAACGGTCAGTCGTTCCAGGAGGTCTTCAACCACTATACCGGCATTGAAAAGATGTTGGCAGAAAGCCCCATTCGCGGCCTCGAACAGATTTGCCAGAACATGGGTCTTTCATTGCGCGATGTCGCAGCCCACGTCATGGGCCAGCCGGCAGACGCACAAGCAAGCCAACAGGATGCGGTTATCCGCGAACTTCGAAACGAACTTGCCTCCCTGAAAAAGGAAATTGGCGGCGTTTCGACCACAATCAAGTCACAGCAGGAACAGGCCGTTCTCTCCAAGATCGACCAGTTTGCTGCCAGCAAGCCGCGCTTTGACGAGCTTGCCAACGACATCGCGTTTTTCCTCAACAGCGGGAAGACGCAGGATTTGCAGGAAGCATACGATCTCGCAGAGCGGCTCAACCCCGCCCCGGTCGTTCCCGCAGCAGTAAAAGAACCAGATCCGGCTCAAACCCGGAAAGGTCAACTCTCCCTCTCAGGCGCTCCGTCCTCCGGCTCAAACCCGCAAAACCGCAAGCCGCCTGCCTCAGCCCGTGACGCTCTTGACCGTGCCTTTGCACAGTCGGGGCTCTAACTCGATCAATCATCTAGGAGGCCATAATGGCTTTGACTTCCACCGAGCGCTTGCAAGAAGCGTTTTCGCTGGCGCTGGAAGATCGGTCTCAGGGTTACGCAGACCTTGTTTCCAATTCCAACGCTATCCTCTACCTCATGAAGAAGCGCGGCCAGTTCAAGACCTTCTCCGGTCCGACGATCCGCGAGCGACTTCTCTACAACGAAACCGGATCTTATACCCGTTATTCGGGCTACCAGTTCCTCAACCCCACGCCGGCTGAACTGTTCAACGACGCCGAATTCACCCCGAAGCTCGCCGCAGTGTCGGTCACGCTTTCCGGTGAAGATATCCTGAAGAACTCTGGCTCCAACCAGCTGAAGGACATCATGGAAGAACACATCATGGCGGCTGAAACCGAACTTCAGGACCGCTTTGTTGAGGACCTCCATTCGGACGGCACTGAAACGAACCAGATTGGCGGATTGCAGCTTGCCATTCCGACCACGACTAACTCCGGCACATATGGCGGCATTTCTCGCGTGGATAACGCCAGTTGGCGCACCACGACCTATGACGCGCACTCCGCGTTCTCGGGAATCACGCAGGTTTCATCTACCACCGTCAAGACGATCTTCGATAACATCATGATCGCCCGCAGCCGTGGCACCAAGGGGCCTAACGTGATTGTATGCTCGCAGGAGCATTACATCGCCTACACCGCCGCAACGGTTGCCATCCAGCGGATCAACGACGAAAGCGAACTCGGCAAGGTCGGCTTCACCAATCTCAAGTACTACGGTGCCGGCAAGTCCGTTGACGTGGTTCTTGAGGGCGGTATCGGCTCGGCAATGCCGGCGAATACGTCCTACTTCATCGACACCTCGGCGCTGAAGTTCCGCTACCATCCCGACCGTAACTTCGTGAAGTTCGGCGGCAAGCAGACTCCGATCAATCAGGACGCCATTGTCCAGCACATCGGTTTCTTCGGCAACCTGACCCTCAACAACCCGCTGCACATCGCCAAGATGTACGACAGCACCCCTGCATCGTAAGGAGGGCCTGACCATGGCTTATACCATCGCAGAAAACATGCTCATGGGTCAGGCAATCGCTGACACTTCGACCACTGCCAAGCACGCGCTTGGTACGATTGTGCGAGCGAAAGACCCCACTCTTGGCGTCGGTGAATTCATCTACCTCAAGGGCGTTGCCTCCACCGAAGCCGGCTATATCGTCAACTATGACGACACATGGCAGACGGCGCTTGACTCGTCGGCTGTTGTTGGCCCGTCCCGTCCGCTCGCTGTTGCCATGTCGGCAAACGTGGCTGACCAGTTTGGCTGGTATCAGATCAGCGGCATGGCCGTTGCCGCTAAATCGGCAGCCGTCTCGTTTGCTGATGGTTCTGGCCTTGGTGCTGGCTCCGGTCTTGCTGTTGCGGTTGCCACCGGAACGGTTATTCAGGGCGCAGTCGTCCGCACCGTTGCCTCGGCAAAGTCCGGCGTTACGACCGTGGCAATCGCTATCAACCGTCCTCACGATCCTTCGGACGTTTCCTAAAATCAGATGGGGCGGGTTTCGGTCCGCCCCTTCCTCATGCAATTGGAGAAAGCATGACCTCGCCAAAGTCCGACATCTATCAGATGAACGTGCAGAACCCCCACGCAAGCGCACCGCTTATCATCCCGGTTCTTGTGCTCTGCAATACGTCGGATGATGTTTTGCGTAGGAATATCGGGACAAATTCGGCGCTTCCGCTCGATTGGGTTCAGTTCGAGAATGCTCATGAATGTCCGGCAATTCTTGTCGGCGGCGGTCCTTCCGTTGCTGACAACCTCGATGAAATAAGGTTGTTGGTTGAGGGTGGCGCGACCGTCTTTGCTATGAATGCCGCATCGAAGTTCCTTCATGAACATGGAATAGCAGTCAACTATCAGGTTATTGCCGACGCGAAGCAAGAGACATCAACGCTCGTAGATTGCAATGCTAGCCACCTCCTTATCGCCTCACAGGTAGATCCATCCACGCTTGCGGCGGCAATATCTTCCGGGTCTCGCGTCGCGCTGTGGCACCTCGCCATTGACGATATGGACGATCTGTTTCCAGAAGATAAGGTCAAGCGCGGCGGTTACGCGCTGGTCGGTGGCGGTGCCTCGGTCGGTAATTCGGCCCTGTGCCTAGCGTATGTTCTCGGATATCGCGAAATCCACTGTTTCGGCTATGACAGTTCTCACCGTGGCGACGAAAGCCACGCATACAGTCAACCGATGAATAAATTCATTCCTGCGGTCGAGGTTGAGTGGGCAGGAAAGACATACCGATCAAGCGTTGCCATGAAGGCGCAGGCCGAGAAATTCCAGATCACAGCACAGGCCCTCAATCAAGAAGGCTGTGAAGTGGTCGTTCATGGTGATGGGCTTTTGCCGGCCATGTATAACACCCCGCCCGCGCACCTGACCGAGCGCGACAAATACCGCCTCATGTGGCAGTTCGACGGATACCGCGACTTTTCCCCAGGCGAGGAAATCGTCCCTCGGTTTCTTGAGGTCGCAAAGCCAGACGGTCTTATCGTTGACTTCGGATGCGGCACCGGCAAGGCATCCATTGCGCTTTCAAAGTCCGGCCACGATGTGTTCATGGTCGATTTTGCGGATAATTGCCGCGATGACGAAGCAAAGAACTTGCCGTTCCTCGAATGGGATATGACGCATCCAATGCCGATGCGTTCGCCGTTCGGGATTTGTGCCGACGTGATGGAACATATCCCCGAAAAAGACGCAGAAACGGTAGTCCGGAACATTCTTGAGGCATCGAACAAGGTGTTTTTCCAGATCTCGACGGTTCAGGACAAGTTCGGTGATGTCATCGGGCAAAGACTCCACTGCACCGTCAAACCCCATGTCTGGTGGGCAGAATTATTCCAGTCTATCGGCGCAACGATCATATGGCAACAGGACCGCCAGAATGCGTCCTGCTTTTTCGTAACTCGCAACCTCTCAGAAAGGGCCTAAAATGTCTGAACCGACAAACCATCTTCATGTTGAATTCTACACCGACACCGAGAAGAACGATCGGCTGTCAGCCGAACAGGGCAGGCCGATTTTCGAGGATAAAGAATTCGTGCGCATCCGTTTCGTGGGTGACAAGCACAATGTGCTCGTTGCGCCAGCGCTCTCGACCGGCTCGCGGCGCGATCCACTCACCAATGAGCGCATGACCTATGCGCAGCAATTCCCGAAGCACTACGAGGCATTCAAGGCGAATATGGCCTATCGTGGCACCGGCTCGCCGCTCGAAGCACTCGGCCTTTCCCAGGCCAAGATTGCCGAACTCAACGCCTCCAACATCCACACGGTCGAAGGATTGGCCGGTCTTGACGGGTCGATGCTTCAGAAGCTTGGCATGGGCGCTCGTGCGCTCAAGACGCAGGCCGAGCAGTTCCTGGCGAAATCCACCGACAATACGGCACTGAACCGACTTGAGGCAGAGAACGCAGAAATGCGCCGGCAGCTTGACGAGTTGATGGCCAAAGTCAATGGCGCATCGGCTTCGTTCAATGTATCGGCTTCGCCGTTCGCTGATTGGGATGACGACACAATCCGGCTCTGGATCGAGGAACAGGGCGGGGAGAAGCCGCACCACAAGTGCAGCCATGAAACGCTCGTGCAGAAGGCCGATGAGCTTAACGCCGCGCTGGCATCCAAGAACAAGGCCGCTTGAACATGACGATCCTGTCAGTCTGCCAAGGCGTTGCAAAGGTGATCGGTATTGACGTGCCCGACGCCGTTACTTCGTCCACTGATCGCGAATATGTCGAGCTTTTGGCAGTCGCGCACACGATGGCTGACAGGATCGCCAAGGGCCACGAATGGCAGATGTTCAGCACCATTCACACGCTTACGGGCGATGGATCGACGGAAGATTTCGACCTTCCGTCCGATTATGACAGGATGCTGGTCAAGGCTCAGGTCTGGTCATCGTCGCTAGAATCGCCACTTTCCCCCGTAGTTGAGTTGGATAAGTGGCTGGAATTGGACGTTCAGTCGTTCGATTTCGTCATTAACGCCTGGACGATCTACGGCGGGCAGATGCACATCAAGCCGGCGCTTGCGAGTGCCGTTACCGCGAAGTTCTTCTATCAGTCGAACCTTATAATCACGCCGGCTTCTGGTAGCAACAAAACCGAATTTAACGATGATGACGACACGTTCCGATTAAGTGAGGAATTGCTGAAGCTCGGAATGATCTGGCAATGGCGGGCGAACAAGGGCCTGCCATATACGGAAGATTTCATGAACTACGAGCAATTGCTCTCCCGCTTGGTCGCTCGCGACAAAGGCTCGCGAATGCTGCGCGTTGGCAAGGTTCGTCTTCCTTCGGATGTGACAATCGCATATCCGCAGAACGTAGGAACCTGACATGCGGATGCCCGTCACCAAAGGCCGAGCACAGTCCAGACCATACACAATCCAGCCAGCCGTTCGCGGATGGATCGTTAACGAGCCCTTGGCCAATTCGAAGCCGGGCGGCGCGCGCGTACTGGAAAACATGTTTCCGACGCTAACAAGCGTTCGCGTTCGCGGCGGCGCGCAGAAATATGCGACCATATCTACAGGCCCGGTCTTGCGGCTGTTCAGCTATAAATCCGGCTCGAATGAAAAGTTTTTTGCATCAGATGAGACAAACATTTTTGATGTTTCGTCCATCATCGACGCCGACACAATCCCCACGGCAGACGTTTCCGGCCAAACGTCTGGATATTACGCCACGGCGCAATTCGGCACGGCGGGCGGTGACTTTATCTCTGTCGTCAATGGGGCGGACACTCCGCTTTACTTCGACGGGACGACATGGGCCGACCACGCCTTTACCGGGCTGGCAACGCCTGAAGACCTGTCGTTTGTCTGGACCTACGCAAGCCGTCTCTGGTACGTCCAGAAGGACACCATGAAGGCGTGGTATCTGCCCGTTGACAGCATCAACGGGGCGTTGACATCGTTCAGCCTGGCGGGCGTGTTTCAGGATGGCGGGGTGCTTCTGTTCGGCGGAAAGTGGTCGCTCGATAGCGGTGACGGGCTGGACGACAAGTGTTTTTTCATGTCGTCCACGGGAGAGGTGGCCGTCTATCAGGGAACAGACCCATCATCAGCGAGCGGATTTTCAAAGGTCGGGGTCTACAAGATCACCCCGCCCATGGGCATGAACGCATGGATGATGGCGGGCGGCGAACCGCTCATTGCTACAGAAGACGGGATTGTCCCTCTCTCTATGGCCGTCAACAAGGACGCCGCGGCGCTGTCCTTGTCTGCCGTAACAAAGAACATTGAGCCGGAATGGAAGACGGAAGTTTCCGCCCGCAAAACAATGCCGTGGGAAATTCTCAAGTGGCCGACCAACAACATGATGGTGGTAAGCCTGCCGGTGGTGAGCACGAGCGTCGAGCCTTATTGTTTCGTTGCCAATCTGGAAACCGGGGCATGGGCGAAGTTCACCAACTGGAACACGCGATGCGTTGGTCTATATGACGACCACGGCTATTTCGGCAGCAATGATGGGTGCGTTTATCGCATGGAAACCGGTGGATCCGATGACGGCGAACCGTACACATGCACATATGTCGGCCTTCCTGACCACTTGAGAAGCCCAGGCGCGACGAAGATCATTCATTCCATCAGGTCGGTTTTCATCGCATCTGTCCCCTTTACGTCCAAGGTTTCGGCATCGGTCAATTACAACGTGACCCTGCCAACCGCGCCATCGTCCGTGGCCGATTACACGACGGACGAGTGGGATTCTGCCGAATGGGACGTCTCACTCTGGGACGCCACCGGAACATCAACGGTGACGACCAAATGGCAATCGGTCGGCAAGTCAGGCTTTATTATTTCCCCACAAGTCCAGATCACATGCGGAATTACGCCATTTCCTCGAATAGAGCTTATCGCGTCCGACGTGATCTACGAAACAGGCGGAGTCATGGTTTGATGGATATTGTCTGGGGAACATCGAAAAACCCAGATCTCCGCAACGCAATGGTAGAATGGACATCCCGCCAGATTTGGCCAGATAAGACCCATAAGACCCTTCCCAAGGGCGTCTGCATGGGCGTCTTCGACAAGGGCGAAATCATCGCATGCATGGTCTATCACGATTGGGAACCGGATGCAGGTGTTATCGAACTTTCCGGCGCGGCCACGTCGAGGCGGTGGCTGACCAGACAAACACTCAAGGCCATGTTCGACTACCCATTTATAGACGTTGGCGTCCAGATGCTGGTTTCCCGCGTCTCAGCCGATCCGAGACAGAACCACTTGAAGCGGATCTTCACCGCTTACGGCTTTGACCATCAAATCATTCCGCGACTGTACGGCAGGAACGAGGACGGCATCCTCTATTCCCTGACCGATGACGATTGGCGGAAATCGAAATTCAGGAAGGAGCGAGACATTGGGCAAACCGGACGCACCTGAACCCACTGATCCGAAAGAGACAAGCGCGGCCTCCACGTCTACGAACGTCGGCACATCTGTCGCAAATGCTTTTCTTGGCAATGTGAACGAAATCACGCCGGACGGGAAGACGACCGTCAAGCAGACCGGAAATTATAACTGGTATGACCCGTACACCGACAAGACCTATAAAATCCCGACATTCACGCGCAACACCACGCTTTCGGCTGCGCAGCAGGCCATCAAGGACCAGCAGGACCAGACGAAGCTCGGCCTTTCGCAGCTTGCCAATAACCAGACCGGGTTCTTGCAGGATTATCTCTCAAAGCCATTTGACGGGTCGAACGAGGCCACCGAAGCGCGGCTGATGGAGCTTGGCCGGAAGCGGCTTGACCCAATGCTTGAACAGCAGGACGAGGCATTGCGGACGAGGCTGGCAAATCAGGGCATCAAGGTTGGCACCGAAGCCTATGACCGGGAAATGGCTAGCCAAGGCCAGAACCGCAACGACGCCTATAACCAGCTGATCCTGAGCGGTCACGGTCAAGCCTTCCAAGAGGGCCAGACCATGCGCAACCAGCCGATCAACGAAATTACCGCGTTGATGTCTGGTAGCCAGGTTTCACAGCCTCAGTTCATGGGCACAAACATGCCGACGATCCCGACGACCGACACGGCAGGGATTATCTCGAACTATGACAACCAGCGAATGCAGCAGTGGCAGGCCGAAATGGCGCAGCGTAACAGTCTGCTAGGCGGTCTGTTCGGGCTTGGTTCGTCGTTCATCATGGCGTCGGACGAGCGCGTCAAGGAAAACATTGAGCCGCTCGGCAAGGTCGAAGGCCACAATGTCTACGCCTACGACTATAAGGGCAAGTTTGACGACGGTGAAAAGCACATCGGTGTCATGGCTCAGGAAGTCGAGGAAAAGCGACCTGATGCCGTCTTGACCGGCAAAGATGGCGTCAAGCGTGTTCACTATGGACGCCTCTTTGGTCTCGGAAAGGAACTTGCGGCATGAAGCAGTTTATTTTCGGCGCTGATGGCCTCCCTAAGACGCCGCAGGAACTTGCAAAGCTTCGCCGGATTGCTGAGGCGCTTGCACCTCAAAAGGCCCCGCAGAACGTTGGTGAAGGGCTGAACGCCCTTGGTAACGCCATTGTCTATCGGGCCATGATGGGTAAGGCTGATAAAGCCGAAAGCGCCGGAATTGATAGCGCGAATTCCGCATTTGCAAACCTGTTTGGCCCATCTATCGGAACGAAGCCCGCCGATGTTGCCCCGGTGGCTGCACCGCAAGAGCCGGTTGCCGGAACAATGGAAAACGCCCGTTCGATTGATCGTGGATCGATTGACGATTATGCGGCAAAGCCAGCCGCAAACCTGTCTGATATCGGTCAGATGGAAGCCTATATTCGGCAGGCGGCAACGCAGCGCGGGATTGACCCAGACATTGCCGTCAAAGTGGCGAAGTCTGAGGGGCTCGCTCCGGGGGTTTGGCAATCGAACGTCAAGAAAAACGGCATTCGCGAGCCGTCCTATGGACCGTTTCAGTTGCTTGTCGGGGACGGGAAGAACTTCCCCAAGGGCATGGGCAACGACTTCATGGCCAAGACCGGTCTTGATCCGCGCGACCCATCGACCGTTCAAAAACAGATCGACTTCGCACTGGATAACGCAAAGACGACCGGGTGGAGACCGTGGTACGGGGCGAAAAGGGTTGGTCTCGGCGCGTGGGATGGCATCAACGCAAATCAGGTGGCGTCAACGGACGCTATCGCAGCGCAGCCCGGTATGATTGCAACTGCAAACAAGCCCGTTCAGTCCGCAATGGTGAACGCATTGCAGCCGATCAAACAAGCGGTTGCTCCAGTTGAGATCGCGTCTGCCGGCGAAGCCCCCGCAATGCCGCAGAAAGAGGACGGACGAACCGGTATTCTTAAGGCACTTGTTAGCGGTGATTTCAGGACAAACAAGACGCCAACGGCACAACCCGCCGAGATGCCAACCAAAGGCACGGTCGCAGTAGACCCGCGCCAGCAGGTCGCACAGGCCATGCAGGCCGGAACGGCAGACTTTGACCTCATGAAGGCCATCGAGGTCATGAGCGACCCGTATCTCCCTCCCGCGAAAAAGGCCGTTGTGCAGGCTCTTATCCAGCGCCGAATGCAGGAAGAACAGGCACAGAAGGAATTGCAGCTAAAGCAGCAAGATCCGGTCTATCAGCTTGATCTTGAAACAAAGCGCCTTGGCCTTGATGCGCTCAAGAACCCGCCGAAAATGAAGAACCTGACCGATGACGAGGAAAGGGCAATGGGCCTTGATCCTGCCGGCGTTTATCAGGCCGATCAGTCCGGAAAGATCTCTGTCGTTCGTGATGCGCCAAAGGCCGAGGCCGCGTGGGAATACAAGGACGGCGTGAAGTTCAATAAGTTCACCGGCGACATTGAAGAAGTTGACGGCCTGACAACCCCAAAGGTTGATTTCAAGGAAATCTCCAATCTACGCAAGGAAATTCAGGGCCTCCCGAGCTATAAAAACCTTTCTCAGGCGCTGCCAATCTATCGCTCTATGTACGAAACGGCTGGACGCGACACGAGAGCGTCTGACCTCAATCTTGTTTACGGCCTCGGCAAAATCATGGACCCGACCTCTGTCGTCCGAGAGGGTGAAATGGTCATGGTCAAAAACACGTCTTCTCTGCCGGATTGGTTGCAGGGCACAATTTCAAGTCTCAATGGCGGCGCAGCACTTACACCGGAAACACGCAGGGCAATCTTGAAGGAAGCATATGGCCGTATTTCTGGATACGATCAGGCGTTCAAAACAGACGCCGGCCAGTATTCCGGCATTGTTGAAAGAAACCGCATCAACCCCGCTGATGTTATCCCCGACTTCGGGCCGTTTAGCGAGTGGTCGCCAGAGCAGGTTGATGGAGCAGTCGCACCCACTGACGGCGTTCCGGCAACGGGGGCAATGGCTCGCGTTCCCGCCATCAATGCGCAACCAACTCAGGATGGCGTTCCGGAAGGCGTAGACCCCGGCGTATGGGCCGTAATGACACCAGAGGAGCGGGCGCTATGGCCGAAATGACACTTGAGCAGCAACGCGCCATTGCCATTGCCACCGCACGGAAGCGCTTGCAGGAGCAGAACGCGCAGCCGGCTGAAGCCGTCGCCCCGTCGCAAGCATATAAAGGCTCTATCCTTCCTTTCAGCCGGGACGAAAGCGGGAATGTGAGCTTCGATAGCGATGCCGGCCTTCTCGGCCCCATCAAGCGTTCCTTTATGCTTCCAGGCGACGTCATGAGTGGCAAAGTCCAGATGAAGGACGGAACCGGAAACTACACGCCGGAGCTTATTGGAAGGGCGCTTGAATTTGCCGGCACGTTTAGCCCATCGACGCCGGGCCTTCGTGTTGGTGATAGGGCAATCCCCGGACAAGCAAAGAACATCGCACGTCAACAGGTCGATATTCCGTCCGCCGAAGCGCTCAAGGCGGCGGCACGAGAAGGATATGATGAGGCAAGAGATTTGGGTGTTGACTATGCCCCGGAAGCGGTAAAGAATCTCTCCGACGATCTGGCGCGAAAACTCTTTGAAAGCGGCCTAATTGACGAAACAGCCCCCAAAGCAAACGCCCTTGTCAAAAAGCTTGGTGACGTTCCAGTCGCCGGACCCGGTGAAACAGTCGCCGCGCCCCTGTCTTCCCTCGAAGCGGCGCAGCGAAGCCTTGGAAACGCATCACGCAATTTTACCAATCCCCCCGATGCAGAAGCGGCAAGGATTGCTCGTCAGGGTCTTAACGACTTTATGCGCAACCCCCCTGAAGGCGCCGTTATCTCTGGTGACCCCGCGCTTGCGTCTCAAATTCTCCGAACGGCAGATGCCAATTGGGCCGCAGCCAAGAAATCAAACACGCTTACCGGGATCGATGAGGCGGCAGGATTGCGAGCCGACGCCGCCAATTCAGGGCAAAACCTTGGAAATTCTATCCGGTCAAGGATCGCTTCCCTACTCATCGACAAGAAACAAGCTTCTCGCTTTTCCGCCGAAGAAAGAGAGGCCCTAAAGCTGCTCGACAAGGGGACAAAGACCGAAAACGCCACGCGTTGGATTGGTAATCTTCTTGGCGGCGGTGGTGGCCTTGGCAATATGGTTACTGCGCTTGGCACTGGGGCGGCGGCGGCTCAGGCCACAGGAAACCCTCTTGCCTTTGCTGCCGGCGTTGTTCCGTCCGCTGTTGGCGTTGCATCCAAGAAAATATCAAATTCCCTGACAAAAAATCACCTTGCGCAGATTGATGAAGCCATTCGCGCTAACTCCCCGTTGGCAAAGTCGCTGATAGAAAAGGCACCTGTGGCACCATTCCGCGAAGGTGGCAAGGAAGCGATCATTCGAGCGCTAATGTTGCAGCAACTCAACAACAAAGACAAGAAATTCAATGAAGCGCTGCTGAGTGGAAACGCCACTTAAAACAGTGAAACAACCACCGCAAAACCGACAAGAAATACGAGAGCCATCATGTATTGGCTCGCGATCTTCGTATGGTGGTTTATCCCTTCAAGCCTGGCGTCGATAGTTTCGAGCCGGCGCTCCATTTCGTCTTGGGTCATCAATAGCACCTCGTGGTCAACGTTGATCCAAATCCCGACGTGTAGCATGTGCGGGGCCGGTTCATCGCGTTAATCATGGCCTGATTGTTCGCGTTCTGCTGCATCTGCGCGCCCACCTGCCCCAACCCCTGAGCAAACGCCATCCGAGACGCACGGTTTCTTGAAATCCGCGTCTGGTCCATCTGGTAAATACAGGCAGCGAACTGGTCGCTTCCGGGCTTGAACCCGTACTTCTGGCACTGCTCCCCGAGCTTTTGGAAAACCTTCCCTGTCGCCGGCCGTTCGGTCTGGCATCCAGACAAGACAATGCCAGCCACGCCAGCGAAAATCAGCAATTTCAATTTCATGAGGTATCCTAATGGCCAGAAACGGGTCAGGCGTATATTCAAAGCCAGCCGGCACAACCTTCGTCGCGAATACTACCATTCTATCGGCAAAAGTAAATGAGGTCATTGACGACCTTGTCGCTGACAACAATGTGGCTCGCCCTGTCGTGGCGGGCGGCACTGGGGCAACGACCGCAGCGAGCGCGCGGACAAACCTCGGAATTGATTACAAAAACGTATTCACGTCGAAATCAGCCAACTACACAGCTGTCGGGACGGATAATAACGCAACGCTGCGATTCAGCGGGGCCTACACCCTAAGTCTGACGGCGGCGGCAACGCTTGCCGCAAACTGGCACATTACCGTGATGGCCGATGGTGGAGATGTTACCGTTGACCCTGATGGCGCTGAAACCATCGACGGCGCAGCAACGCTGACGATCCCCGATGGGTTCGGGGCGATGATCTTTTGCACCGGATCTGCATTTTATTCGCAGACAATCCAGCCGTATAACGCAACTCTTGATCTGTTTTCGTCAGCCGGCCCCGCCGCCCTATCCAACTACATCAGCGGGTTTACGCTTTCCAATAACGGCACTGACGCCACGAACGATATTGATATTGCGGCTGGCGCATGCACAGACAGCACGAACGCGGCATTCATCAATCTTTCGTCGGCCATCACAAAGCGGCTCGATGCGGCGTGGGCGGTCGGGTCTGGTGAGGGTGGACTTGATACAGGATCGATTGCCGATGGGACGTACCACCTTTATGCGATCAAAAGGGTAGATACCGATGTTGTCGATGTGATCTTCTCGGCTAGTGCGAGCGCCCCGACGTTGCCGGCGAATTATACGCTCTATCGCTACCTCTGGCCTGTTGTGCGCAAAGGCGGGACTATCCTAGCGTTTACGCAGATTGGCGATGATTTCCTGCTTTCAACTGCCGCGCTTGATGTCGATGTTACGAACCAGAGCACGACGGCAGTGTCTCGAACTCTGTCCGTACCCACTGGAGTAAAAGTTGAGGCTAAAATACGATCGTTCGCCAGTTGTGCCGCTCTTTGGCGCGTTCTGATCACTTCCTTGGATCAAGCCGATGTGGTGCCAGACGCGGCGGGCGCTCCTTTGTATGACTTGGGCTCCGCAGCTGGAAACGGGGCTAATATCAACATGAACGTGATGACGAATACAAGCGGGCAAGTTAGAACAAGATCAACCGCGGCCTCGACAACACTGCGAATTGCCACATACGGGTGGCGTATTGTACGATAAAAGCAGCGATAGAGCAAAAAACATGAGGACACCATGACTGTTGCGGACACCGACGTGGAGAACGTTTTTCTTGAGAAAAACACATTCAAGAAGGCTATTGCCCTTTCACAGACCGCTGACAGGGAAGTTGAGATAAAGACGCGTGACGCCCTGCCGAACTATCCCGTCCCTTATCTACGGCCAACGAAAGAAAACGCCGCGATAGCGTTTGACCTGTGCCCAAACGGAGTTCCTGGCGGGAATGGTCCTGCAAACAGGGGGTATGCTTGGCTTGATGTCTGCAACGCCGACCTTGAAAACTTCACCGGGTTGAACTGTATCGGCTTAGGGGCAGGACCGAGCGAGGTAACGCTTGGCTGCTACTCTTACGGAGACGCATCGCCTATTCCGATGGCGTTGCGAATGACCGGCGTTCTTGTCGCTAAAATCGAGACGAACAAAACATTTTCGTTCCATAAGCCTGCCGCAGTTAGTTCATTGGGGTATCGGAATAAAACTACAAAACAGATCGTAAGTGGTGAACTTGATGTAACCGGGGAAAGTTTTGTCTCCCTCGATGACGGGGAAAGCAGCGTTTCATCCATTATTTCCGATACAAACAACCAAGGGCTCTATCACAGGGTTCTTATCGTCGTTGCGTCTGGTCCGGTAACGTTCGTTCATAGCACCAAGCTACGGCTGAAGAACGGTGTCAACCGCATCGTAAATAGGAATGAGGCGGTTGAATTTGTTATGCTTTCGCCAACTGTGGCGCAGATTATATCTTGATTGGTAGAGTAGATTGACCATCTAGTCGCCACCATCGAGTTCGAATACGCCACCACCGTCGTCAGAACCCACAACTTCGTCGTCTCGCTGTCTGCCGCACTCGGCCTGACGGACGAACAGGTGGACGCACTTTTGTCTCACTCAGCGGGGCTATAATCATGAACAATTCCGCGTTTTTTGAAGCCGTTCGCAAGAGCGGCCTTTTCGGCTCGTCCCTGAAACAGTCTCACGTTGACGGACTGACGGCAATCGTTGAGGAGGCCGAGCGGCGCGACATTCCGCTTCGACAACTGGCTTACATCCTTGCCACCGCCTACCACGAAACAGCACACACGATGCTCCCAGTTCGGGAGACAATGGCATCCTCCGACGACCGGGCGATTGGCATCCTTGAGGCCGCTTGGAAATCCGGCAAGCTGAAATGGGTGAAAACACCCTATTGGCGCAAGGACGCAGACGGCAAGTCGTGGCTCGGTCGTGGCTATGTCCAGCTCACCCACAAGAGCAATTATCAGCGATCCGGCCTGTCCCTCGGCATTGATCTTGTCAGCAACCCGGACAGGGCCATGGAACCGCGCATTGCTGCGCTGATCATGTTCGACGGTATGCTCAAGGGCCTGTTCACCGGCAAGAAGCTGTCCGACTATATCGACGGCATCAAGGCTGATTACATCAACGCCCGCAGGATTATCAACGGCACTGATAAGGCCGAACTGATCGCCGGATACGCCATCAAGTTCGAGTGGGCGCTCAAGGCCGGCAATTACGGAACAGTAACAGCCGTTCTGCCTCCGATCCAGCTCCCGCCCGCCGATCCTGTCCCTTCCGCTCCGGTCACGTCGAATATTCTTTCCGCGATCTTTTCCCTTGTCGCCGCGTTTCTGAGAGGTGCGAAATGAATACGAATCTCGCGCACAACATCATCAATATTCTCATCACACTGGTTGCTGGCCTTGAGGCTTTTGACTGGACGCCATTCCTTGAACCATCGATCGCGCTCAAGGTTGTTGGCGTTCTCGGTCTTGTGAAGCTGATGATCAATGTTATTCGTGACGGGGTAACTGGTCTCACAGCCAACCAGCCTCCGGTGGTGAAATGACCAGCCTTCTGTTTGGTATTCCCGTACCCGCTGGTGGGGTTCGCGAGTTATCCTCGTTTTCAGATGAGGAACGCGCAAAGCTGCGTCCGATTGCTGAAACGCTGGCCATGCTGGACGGCAACGCGTTTTTCACCGCCATCTTTGAGCACAATGACCGTGACTACCCATGGTGCGATCAATATCTCCCCGAAGCTCACGCGCTCTATGTGGCGAATGGCGGATGGTCTAGCGAATTTGGAAAGCCGCGCCAATGATTGCCTTTATCCTAGGCCTGTTCAATCCGCTGTCCCGCCTTCTCAAGACGCTAGACAACAAAATTGACAACGAGACAGAGCGAGAGCGCATCAAGGCCGAAACCGTGCAGGCATACGTGGCCGCACAAGCGCAGGTGCTGACCGGGCGTGGCTGGTGGTTTCCTGCTGTATTCATCCTCCCCCTTGGCCTCTGGTGGGCCGCTGTGATCGTCTATTCGATCCTGTTTTGCCAGTCGTGCGCATTCCCGCAATCGTGGTCTATCGCCGCGCTGCCGTCACCGCTTGACGATTGGTCAGGCGCAATCATCGCATCCCTGTTTATCGGTAAATCCGGAGAAGCAATAATCAGCAAACTGCGACGGTAGCCGGTCGGTTCCGACACTCAACGCACGTTGTCTCTCAAAATTCTGTGTTTGTGATACTCAAAACATGGAGACTAAAATGAAACGTGTGTTCCTCGCAATGTTGTCCGTTGCCGCGCTTATCGTCGTGGCGTTCTTCTCGCTCTCGGCAAAAGCCCCTCCTCCCGAAACGCTATCCGCCGTCGTCAAAGTCAAGCTACCAGGCGGACATGGTTCAGGCGTCTCAATTGGCAATGGCTATGTCCTCACTGCCTCCCATGTCGTCGGAACAGAAAAGACCGTCACACTCAAACTGTCTGACGGAAGCATTCAGCCGGCAACCGTCATGTGGTCAAGCAAGGAATACGACATTGCGCTTCTGCGCACATCGCCGGATCGCATCGGAGCGGCCCGCCTTGAATGCCGCGTTGCCAGTGAGGGTGAAACTATCATTTCGATAGGTAATCCGCTCGCTCTGGAATTCGTCTCGGCATACGGCAAGATTGCCGGTTCTCCCCGCGAAGTCGGGCCGTGGAAATCGGCCTATATCACCGACATTACCACGATCATGGGGCAATCCGGTGGGCCCGTCTTTGATGCTGACGGCGACCTGATCGGCATTACCGTTGGCGTCATGGCAGCTCCCATGGGCCTTGGCGGCTCATTCGTCGGTTTCGGCTTCGTGGTCCCATCCCAATCTGTGTGTTCACTTCTTGCTCGCCACTAACGGAGCCGTCATGCCAGAAATTGCCGAACTTCACCGCCGCGTATCTGATCTCGAAAACTGGCGACAAGACTTGAATATTGCTCGCGCTGCCGAGGGGGAGAATAAGAAGCATATGGACGAACAATTCGCCGCGCTCAGAACAGAACTTCGTGGGATCAAGGAAGCATTTAACAGGGTTCTATGGCTCGCGGGATCGGCGCTGATCGTCGCTGTGGTTGGGTTTGTCGTTCGCGGTGGGCTGGCTTGATGAAGACATTTTCCAGGAGCGAATACAGCCGCCTGATTAGTGAATATGAGCGCCGAAAGGTCATCTTAGGTTCATCTGGCCCAATTCTGTGTAAATCGTTCCGTCTTGGATGCCCTTGTCGCGCCGCTCTTTGGTGTGCGCTCGGCAATCGTCAACGGTGATCCGCTCGCCATCCATCCTACCGAATCTTGAGTTTAGCGCCTTCCATGTGTGCGTCATTGTCTCAATGACGGCGCGGCCTTCCCGGTCTTTCACATAACCGGCCCACAGATCAGAAACGGTCTTTCCTACCGGGCGCGTAAGTTCTGCAAATCGAGACGTGGCGCGGCGGTGCGCCTCTTTCGGGTCGCTTGTCCCAAGTCGATAACGTCGGCGGATTCCTCCCGGCTCATCCCAGGTGATGCAGAATTCGCCTCGCAGCCGTGTAAGCCTCCATTGCATTGTTCGTACTCCTCGACGGCCTGTTTTGTGATCCTGAGTAATTTTCCGAGCTTGAATGATTTCAGATCGCCGTGAGAAATCAAGTTGCGAATGTGGCGCTCGCTGCACTGCCACCGGATGGCCAGCGTTGACGGGGTGTAGATCCGTGTTTCAATCATTGTATCGCCTCCACGGCTAGATAGAGAATCCATGCGCCAATCGCGAACCTAAGCGCTGCCGTCATAAATTTTCTATCCTGCGCCTTTAGAATTGATGACGTGATCATCCCGAATGAAACAGCGGCGGCGATGACGTTTATGGCTATTGCGCTAGTCATGGCCTATCCTCCTTGCTCCAAAACCGGCAATGATCCGCGATCCCCTTGTCGATCTCCCATAGAGGATATCCGTCGCGCAAGAGCGTCTGTTCAAGCGTCTCGCCTTCAAGTGGCGCGTACACCTTGGGAAACCCATATCTCCATCCGCTTGGCGGGTCATAGAATTGCTTTGGTCTGTCGGTCATTGGTTCACCTCAGAACGAATAAGTTTCCCGTTCTCGTACCAGTACCTATCGCCTTGGTGCATTTCGGCAGCCGGACCACCGACGCGATGTAGGACGCCGTGCTTGTACCAGTATCTCCCGTGTCGATCATAAGCGGCGGGGGAATCGTTATTGCTGTGGTAGCGGCCATTTTCATCAAATGTGCACGGTCCGCGGTGTTGGTCCACGCAGGAAAACGGCACCGATGGAACGAGGCTGAAAAACAACATTATGCCTGAAAGCGCGATATTTCCCGTCATCTGTCGTTCTCCTTCTCGGCTTCGAGTGCTGCGCGTCCGGCTGGTGTGATCGTATAGAGCCGACTTCCATCTTCCCACTGATTTCCGGATATCGCCAATCCGGCGTCTTCCATCCACGGCGCATATTGACCGTATAGCCGCCATGGCCCACGGGACAATTCTAGAAGAATTCGTTTTTGCTGCTTTGTCAGCTTCATCCTAATTCCTCCATGGTCTGCGCATTTACCCAGTCTTGTGGTTTTGTTCCCGCAGAGTTAGTCGCTTTGGCGAAGTATTCACCGCCATCGTATCCCCAATTCCACCTATTTCCGCATCCAGTAGAGCATACGAAATCTGGCTTTGAGACGTTGCGCTCCAAGTGGAAATATGATGCTCGACACCTAGGACATTTGTTCGTGATCATGAATCATCCTTCACCTGGTGGTTGATTTCATGGCTCGGATGACCTTGGCGGAATATGCAATCTGCGCATCGCAGATTTCAGTCTCGTCTCCCGTAAGACCGAGGCTGTAATATCCAACCGCCAGGACAGCGCCTTCCGCATCCTCCAGCGCCTTGTCTCTGGCCTCCATGAGGGCGTTGGCGATCATGGTGACCCCGTACTCTCGCCTAAGGCTGGTCAATATGCTTTCCAGCCGGTCGGCCTTATTCATTATGTCTTTCGGTATCTCAGTCATGGCTTCGGCTCCTGATTGCGGATAAATTCGATGAAGCTAGAGTATTCATCGAAATCTTTTTCGTTCTCCAGCACGGCAAGTGCGGCGTCGAGTGCAGCGGAGACTTCACGCCGGTAGTCCATAGGCTCTGCGGATGGATCATCGTAGGCCGCAAGAAACGCCTTGCATCCTGCCTCGATCATCTTCTGTTTGGTGTTCATGTTTCACCACCTTCACGGCTGTCTTTTCTTGCGTCGTAGCTATCGGTCATTTGCGGCCCTCCAATAACCAGATGCAGATAGCTGCCCCGAATAAAATAATGGTGCTCACCCCGAACGGCCCCCATCCGGTCAAAATCATCAACAAGACCGACACGCCGCAACAGAAGAATGCAGCCTTTTGCGCCCTACTCATTGGCCCGTCTCACAATCATCCGAGCAAGCCTGAAACATGATCGCCTCATCAGCGCCCATCGTCATGATCATGCCCTGCAGCATCCACCATGTGATAACGCCGTGCTCGATCAGCGTTCCTTCACCGCGTGAGGTTACGTATTCAACGTTCATTTCCGTTCTCCATTTTGATTTCCGGAGCGATCCATGTCGCCAAGCGCCACATACTCAGCTTTCGATATTGCACGGTAAGGCCCGTGATTTGCCTTTAGAGTACTCATGCTTCACCGCCTTTCGTGACAGAAACAAACCGAAGCCACGCGCGAAACGCGAACAACTTAGCCCGATCTTCCTGTTGTTGCTTTATCAACTGAATAATTGCATGACGTGTCACGCTTCACCGCCTTTCAGTGCTTCCTCGGATACAGCGTGGCACCAAGCAAGCGCCTCTACCGCACTCCAAACATTGATGCTGCGCTGGTTGGCTTCCGCTATGCGTTCATGAGCCTCCCGCAGCCGCCCAATCTCCGCATCCTGTTGGCGGATGCGGGCGACGAGGGCGAATGCCGACGCATTCGATATTTCGAAACTATTTGTGGCAACTGCCTCAATAGCGGCAATCAGTTTGTCGCTTGCTGGTTCGGTCATC